CTACCTTTGCAAACGCAAGGGGTGTTCAGGTACAATGTCAAAATGCAGTTAATGAATCTATAAGATATATTAATCAAAGAGAGTTTGGATACTCTTTTAACCACGCACAAAATTCTTCTACTTTGACTCCAGGTGTAGCAAGGTACAGCCTACCTACAAGCACTAAGTCAGTAGACTATAACACCGCAAGAATTAAAAAAGATGACGATCTTAATTCTGCAGGTAACAATTTAGTTTCTCTTAACTATAATGAGTACATTGATAAAGATTATCCTAACGAGGAAGATCAAATTAAATCAACAACTCTTAACGGATCACACTCAAGTTCTGTAACAACTCTTACTTTAACTTCTACCACAGGTTTTGCTGCATCAGGTAAAGTGTACATTGGTGGTGAGCAAGTAACTTACACAGGTGTTTCAGGTAATGATATAACAGGTTGTACAAGGGGTGCTAACAGTACAACTGCTGCTCTACACGCAGATGGTACAACAGTAACACAGTTTGACGGTGGTGGTGTTCCTAGAAACATAGTACGTACCCCAGACAATAACTACTTGTTATATCCTTATCCAGATAAACAGTACGCACTAGTCTTTGATTACTTTACATTTCCATCAGACCTATCTGCTCATGGTGATACTACAAGTATACCAGACAGGTTTGGTCCTGTAATTGTAGATGGTGCTACAGCATTTGTGTATCAGTATCGTGGTGAGATGCAACAATATCAGTTAAACTTTGGTAGGTTTGAACAAGGCATTAAGAACATGCAGAGTTTACTTATCAACAAGTATGAGTATGTAAGATCAACAGTTCTTATAACTCCTAGAGGTTCTGCTAACTTTATGGCAGGAGTCATTTCATAATGCCAGATTCATCTCAGGTTCAACCTGCAGCATTTAACTGTGAGGGCGGTTTAGTTTTAAACCGTTCTACTTTTTTAATGCAACCAGGTGAAGCGTTAGAGTTAGAAAACTTTGAGCCTGACATTGAGGGTGGCTACAGAAGAATAAATGGGTTTCGTAAATTCGTTAATCATGTAGTTCCTCAAACATCTGACCCTACTGAAAAAATACTTATGGTTGCTAGTTTTGCTGACAAAGTTGTAGCAGCTAGAGGTGAAAAGATTTTTAGTTGTGGCTCTACTGAGCTTGCTTTAAAGATAGTTTCTACAACTGCTATGACTGGATCAGGAACTATTACTGTAGATTCTACTACAGGATTTTCTTCTAGTGGTACATTACAAATTAACAGTGAGATATTTACTTACACAGGAATTACATCTACTACTTTTACAGGAGTAACTCGTGCTACTGCATCTACTACTGCAGCAGGTCATTCTCTTAACGATGTAGTATCTGAGTCTTGGACTGAAAGAGATTCGGGTAGAACCAGTGCAACTAAGTACGACTTTGAACGATACAACTTTGATGGTAACGAAAAGATTATTGTTGTAGATGGTGCAAACGCACCTACAATATTTAACTCTTCTATGACTGCAACAGACGTTAGTGAAAGTTCTGTATCAGGCTCTACAATAGTTACTGTGTTTAAAGCACATATGTTTTACGCAGGTAAGTCTACTACACCTCAGACCTTAGTATTTAGTGAACCTTTTGATGAAGATGGTTTTCAATCAAGTGATGGTGCAGGTACTATTAATGTAGATGATACTATTGTTGGACTAAAAGTATTTAGAGATTCATTGTTTATATTCTGTGAAAATAGAATATTTAAACTAACAGGTTCTACTCTTAGTGACTTTTCTATACAACCAGTTACTAGAGATATTGGTTGTGTAAACAAAGACACTATACAGGAATTTGCAGGTGATTTATTATTTCTTGGTCCTGATGGACTTAGAACTGTTGCTGCTACTGCAAGAATTGGTGATACGGCTCTTGGTGCTATTACACAAAACGTACAGTCTATCTTTGACAAAAACATTAAAGACTCTACACTATTTGATAGTGTTGTTATACCAGACAAAACACAGTACAGAATATTTTTTTCTAAAGCAGGACAAAGTGATAATATAAGTAAAGGTATTGTTTGTGTCAGGAGAGCAGATAAGTTTGAGTTCTCTGAGATACGTGGAATAAAACCGTCAGCTACTGACACTTTAGTTGTAGATGGTAATGTTTTAGTATTGCATGGAGACTTTTTAGGGTTTATACATAGACAAGAAGAGGGTAATACCTTTGACGGTACAGCAATACTAGGTAGATATAGAAGTCCTGATTTAAGTTTTGGTGACACTGGTATTAGAAAACATATGCAGAAAGTTATCCTTAACTATAAACCTGAGTCAGCTATTGTTGCAGACTTAATAGTTCGTTACGACAATGAAGCCTCAGACTCAGCTAGACCTGCACCATATACTTTAGACAGTTCTAAAATTGCAGCACAATTTGGTGATGCTGTTTTTAGTACTTCTAGTAGTGCGGCACAGTTTGTATTTGGTGGTCCTTCACAGCCACTTGTAAGACAGTCAGTTGAGGGTTCAGGTTTTACTGTGGCATTAAGAATAAATGATGGTGGAACAACTGCACCATATTCCCTAAAAGGGTTTCAATTAGAGTATCAAGTAGGAGCAAGACGTTAAATGGGTAATACATACACAAGACAATCCAGTTTTACAGACGGTGATGTTATTACTGCCGATCTGTTTAACAATGAATATGATCAACTTTTAGCTGCTTTTGCAGCAAGTACAGGACACACTCACGATGGCACTGCTGCAGAAGGTGGTCCTATTACTAAACTGCTAGGGACTAGTATTACTATTGGTGACGCTACATCGGGTACTGATATTACAGTTACCTTTGACGGTGAAAGCAATGATGGTGTATTTAAGTGGATGGAAGACGAGGACTATTTTGAGTACTCTGATGATATACTTATTGCCTCTACAGAAAAGTTACAGTTTCGTGATACTGCTATTTATATTAATTCTAGTGCTGATGGTCAGCTTGATCTTGTTGCAGATACAGAGATACAGATTGCAGCTACTACTATTGATATCAACGGTGCTGCAGATATATCAGGCAACTTAGCAGTAGGTGGTAATCTTACAGTTACAGGTACTACTACATTTAACGGTGGTACATTAACACTTGGTGATTCCTCTGCTGACAATGTTGTATTTGGTGCTGATGTTGACTCTAGCATTATACCTGACGATGATGACACATATGACTTAGGTTCTGCAAGTCAGCAATGGCGTAATATATTTATTGATGGTACAGCAGAGATAGATACTCTTGCCATTAACGGTACTACTGTTACTTCTACTGCAGCAGAGCTTAATATTTTAGATGGTGTTACTTCTACTGCTGCTGAAATAAATATTGTAGACGGAGATACTTCAGCTACCGCTACTACTGTAGCTGATGCTGATCGTGTTGTACTAAATGACAATGGTACAATGGTACAGGTTGCTGTTACAGACCTTGCTGCATATTTTGACGATGAAATAACTGCAATGCCTAACTTAGTTACTACTGCAGCTACAACTGTAGGAGCACTTAACTCAGGAAGTATTACATCGGGTTTTGGCACTATTGATACTGGTTCTAGCACTATTACAACTACTGGTCTTATTTCTGGTGGTTCTCTTGATATAGATGATGTAGTAATCAATGGTTCTACTATAGGGCATACAGATGATACTGATCTTATAACTGTTGCTAGTGGTATTGCCACAGTTGCAGGTGAACTATCTGTAACTACTCTTGACATAGGTGGCACTAATGTAACATCAACTGCTACGGAACTAAACTTACTAGATGGTGTATCGGGATTAGTACAGGCAGACTTTACTAAACTAGCTGCAGTTGATTCTACAGCAGCAGAGTTAAACATTGTTGATGGTGGTACTTCAGCTACTTCTACTACTGTAGTTGATGCAGACAGAGTAGTAATGAACGACAACGGCACTATGGTGCAAGTTGCTGTTACTGATTTAGCTGCTTACTTTGATGACGAGATTACAGCTATGCCTAATCTTGTTACTACTGCTGCAACAACTGTTGGTGCTCTAAACAGTGGTAGCATTACGAGTGGCTTTGGTACAATAGACACAGGCTCAAGTAATATTACTACCACAGGTGTAGGTGCTTTTGGATCATTAGATATTAGTGGCGATATAGACGTAGACGGTACAACCAACCTAGACGTTGTGGACATTGACGGTGCAGTGGATATGGCATCTACTCTTGGTGTAACAGGAGTCCTAACAGCCAACGCAGGTGTAGTGGTAGACAATATTACTATAGATGGGACAGAGATAGACTTGTCTTCTGGTGATCTGACGATTGATGTAGCAGGGGATATTATTCTTGATGCCGATGATGGAATTGTAAATTTTAAAGACGGTGGCACAGCTTATGGATTAGTAGCAAAAAGTGGTAACAATCTTATTATAAAATCCGAAATTAGTGATGGTGATTTAGTTATAAGAGGTAATGACGGTGGTAGTGAGGTTGATGCCCTAACCCTTGATATGTCAGCAGCAGGAGCAGCTACGTTTAACTCTACAGTTACTTCAACAGGTTTAGCTTCAACTACTTCTGGCACTTCAAACTTTATTGCAGGTGTAAACGCAGGTAACAGCATTGCTTCTGGCGGTAACCAAAATACACTCATAGGTGATGAGGCAGGTACTGCTATAACTACTGGGGATGAAAATGTATTTGTTGGTTTTCAGTCTGGTGACGCATTAGTAGATGGTACTTTTAACGTAGCTGTAGGTGTTAATTCATTAACTACTGACACAAAAGGTAAAAAAAGTGTTGCTATTGGTACTAATGCTTTAGCTACACAAAATTTTACAACTCTTACAGATACTTTTAACACAGCAGTTGGTCATAGTGCAGGAACAGCAGTAACCACAGGCATAAAAAACACCCTTATTGGTGGGGAAGCAGGAGATGCGCTAACAGATGCTGATGAAAACGTAGTAGTAGGCTACGGTGCTTTAACTTCAGACACACTAGGAAGCAAATCAACAGCTATTGGTAGGGCGGCTTTAGCAACTCAAAACTTCACGACTGCTACCGATAGTAATAATACAGCAGTTGGTTACCATGCAGGACTGTTAGTCACAACAGGTGTGAATAATACGTTACTTGGAGATAGAACAGGTGATGCACTAACAGACGCTGATAATAATATAGCTATTGGACAAGGAGCATTAACTTCAGATACTTTAGGAAGCAAATCAGTTGCTATTGGTGTTCAAGCTTTGTCTGCACAAAACTTCACAACAGCTACCGATAGTCATAATACAGCAGTTGGTTATGAAGCAGGAACAGCAGTCTCAACAGGCATAAGAAACACCTTAATTGGGAGTGGTTCTGGTGCTGCACTTACAACAGGAGAAAAAAATACTGCTGTAGGTAGAAATGCTATGACCAGTATTATAGATGCCGATGAGAATACAGCAATCGGTGACGGTTCTTTAGCAGCAGATACCAAAGGTACTAAATCAACAGCTATTGGTAGAGATGCATTAGGTACACAAAACTTCACCACCGCAACGGACTCTTTTAATACAGCGGTTGGTCATGCAGCAGGGGTATCAGTCACAACAGGTACGTATAACACGCTTATCGGGGCACAGTCAGGTGACGCACTTACTACTGGTCAAGAAAATGTAGCAGTAGGTACTGCAACACTAACTGCTGATACTCAAGGTAGAAACTCAGTTGCTATTGGTCACTCAGCTCTTGAAGCTCAAAATTTTACGACAGCTACAGAAAGTCATAATGTTGCTATTGGTCATAACACTGCTAAAGCAATTACAACAGGCCTTGAAAACACCCTCATCGGTAGTCAAGCAGGTGATGCTCTTACAGATGCTGATTATAATGTAGTAGTAGGTACATCTGCTTTAAGTGCAGATACATTAGGTAGTCGGTCTATTGCGATTGGTTATAAGGCACTTGAAGCACAGAACTTTACTACAG